GTCGAACCCACGTTCACCCAGCCCCCAGGAGTCGTGGCATTGGCCGTGAGCGCAACGCTGCCGACCGAGGTGACCGTGCCGTTGGTCGTGAAGTCAGTGCCGCCAATGCTGAGCTTGCAGGTCGTTGCCGCGCTGAAGACCGTCGTGGTGACCACCGTGACAGAAGTCACCTGTGCGCCAGCGGGAAGGACGAATGCCGTGCCCGTCAGGGTGCCGAACACCGTGTTGACCGATTGGGAGACCACGGTGGCCCCCATGTTGCGGATCGTGCCCGCCGTAGTGCCCGTGGTGTTCTTGACGGTGCCCAGGAGCCAGGGACCAAGATGAGAAGCGAAGCCCATGATTTTTCCTCAGTCTGCACCCGCCGTCCTTGAGGGAGGTCTGCCGAGTCAGTCGGCGGGCTGTGATGGTTCTCGGGCGCCCGTTCGGGCTATGCCCGAGCCTAGCATATTGAGGGGCAAAAGAAAAGGCCCGCCGAAGCGGGCCTTGAGTAACCCGACTGGTGCGCTTCTTCGAGAGGCGTGTCGGGTGTTCTTGCGCTTGGATCAGGCACCCGGCGAGCCGAATGCGCCCAAAGGATCACTCACTCCGAACGAATACCGCTCTCTCGCCTTGTAGCGGCTGTTGCCGGTGTCGAAGTCAGCGTCCATGCTGGTTGCCAGGGGCACCCGCACGAAGTGCTTCAGACCGTTCGGAACGTCCGTCGTCAGGAACCACGCGTTGGTGTCCGTCAACCAGTGGTTGATGGTGTAGCCTTCGGGGACGCTGCCGTTGTTCTTCAGGGCGTTGATGTCGTTGTCGGTGGTGCCAACACGGAGGTTGGTCTCCAACAGACGCGTAGCAACGAACTGGAGCGCCGGGGGCACGATCAGCTTGCGGGGCTTGGCGGCGATGAGCAGACCACGCTCGTCCGTCCAACCAGCGATCTGGATCACAGCCGCTTCGAGGGACGTTTCGTTCAGGTCTGCAGCCGTCGCGGGACGGTTGCTGTTGACACCACCAGACACCAGCGGGTGCGCGGTGCTGAACAGAGGCTGACCGTCGCCGTAGGTCACGGCGCTGGCGAAACCGTTGTTCAGGATGGCGGCAGCCTTGACCTGCTTGGTGTACGCCATTGCCCGGGCGAGGGCCTTGGTGTACCGCCCCGACAGACTGTCGTACAGGTTGTCTTCCATCGCCTCTTCGGTGATGGAGAAACCCATAGCGATGGTCTCGTGGTTGTAACGGGCGGTCCAGGCTTCCTGCGCGTTGTCGTAGGAGATGGCTTGGCCTTCGTTCTTCACCGGAGCGGCGCTGAAGCCGGAGAGCTTGGTCTCCTCTTCAAACGAGCGGTCGGAGGTCTCCGTTTCGTAGATCTCCTTGTGCTCTTCGCCGTAGCGCTTGTACTCCAGACCGAACAGGGCGTTGAGGCCGGGGAGCAGTTCCTTGAGAAGCTGGGCACGAGAAATTGCCATGATGGATGCTCCTTATCAGGCGATCTGGGTGGCGTTGTAGTACGAGTGGTAGCCGAAGTTCATCTTGACGAGAACCTCGGAGTACCCGACGAAAGCCACCGCCGACAGCGCAGGGGCAGTGATTGCGGCCGAAACCGTCACAGCCGTCGAACTGGTAACCGCCGTCACGTAGGTGTACAGACCTTGAGCGCCGCCCGCCGTGGCCGCAGGGATGATGACCTGCATGCCCGGGAACACGCCCGTGGTAGACCCCACCGTCAGCAACGTAGCGCCTGATGGCGCCGCCCCTGTGAGGGCCGTGGTTACCGTGCTGGCGGTATCCGACACCATCTGGACGATGCGGAACGGCGCCGTGGTGCTGTTGTCCTTGCGGACGTTGCCCGTGCCGTTGCTTGCACCCGGGGTGTTGCCCGTGACGCCCGCCAGCGAGTTGCCGGTGGTCGTGGAACCGCCGTTGCCCGTAACGAAGTAGGCGTTGGTGCCCACGAACGCTTGCGACATGAAGCCGATGGTCGTGCCCGTGTTGGCGTTGGTTGCGCCGGTCTGGGTCAGGACAGCGGCCTTGAAGATCGCGTCGGGATCATCCAGCACGTAGGCCACGGCGTCTTGCGCCACCGTGCCCGCAGGCCAGTACTGCTGACGGATCTTGCCGAAGATCGGACCCGAGGGCGGGCTGTATTCGCAGCCCAGGAAGACACCGACGGTGCCGGGAACCGCCGCCTGAGCCGCCTGCGAAGTGCTGGGGACCGTGGTGGAGGTGACGATGGCCGTGCCAGTGGCCGTGAGCTGGACGAGGTCGCCGTTGAAGATCGACGTACCGTAGGCCGATGCAATCGGCACCATGCGCGTCGAGCCAGCGAAAACCTGACCGCCGATCAGATTGACCGGCTCAAGGCCGTAAGGCCGATCAATAGTGGGGTAAGCCATTTATGACTCCTGAATCATTGACCGCGTCCGAACGACACTTCGGAACGACGCTGCTTGAACAGCGGCATCCGGGGATCGTTCTCGCGCATGAAGGTGTTGTCCACAGACTCCATCTGCCCCGTCGCCTGACCGGTGTAGAAGGCATTCCGTTGATCAACGAGTTCTTTGGGGGTTCGGCAAAGAACCAGACCGCCGATCTCCAACGTACCGGGGATGCGCGACTTTTCGTCGCACAGGTGCTGGAGTTCAGGATGGTCCGAGACCTTGACAGGCTCCCAGCCTTCGCGGAATTTGGAGGAGATGTTCCTCGGGTCGGCGGAGCCCAAGGTGCTGACGCGAATCCAACGGTACACGTACCCAGGCGCAGGCGTCGGGTCCGGTAGCAGTTCAGCAGGCTTCCAGGTCTGGAGCCGCTCTGTCTTGGCGCGAGATTCCGCTTCGCGGGGGGTTCGTTGGTCAGCCATTATCTTTCCTCATCTGGTCCGCTACGGCCCGGGCGTACTGTTCAGCAGTGAGCCCGAGACGCTTTGCAAGATTGACCTGGGTCTGCGTCAGCACGATCTTTTTGGGCGCTGTGCTGCGCGTTGCAGGAGCTACGACGCTTGCAGTCTTGGCAGGCTTTGCGGAGGGGAACGCTTCCGGAAAAACCTTGCGCACTTCTGCGTTGATACGCGCGTAGTAGTCGTCGCTGGCGGTATCTACCCCGCTTTCGACCAACTCCTGATGCACTGCGAGTGCAAAACCGGTCATCCGCTTGTTCGACCCAAACCACGGATTGGCTTCTTGCCACGCACGGGCTTTGGGTTCGACCTGCGGCGTCGGTGGCGTTTGTACCGCATTTTGTTGCGGTTGTACAGGGGCTGCAGGCGGTTTGAAGGAATTCAGCCGCTCGCTCTTGTTGACTGCCTTGGCCAGTTCCTCCTGTGCAGCAACAATGCCGTCGGTATCAAACGCCTCGTGCGCCTCCTTGAGCTTCTGCTTGGCGGCGGTCACTTCGGCAGATGCCGTTTGCTTGGCCTGCTCCAACAGCGCTTGCTGCCCTTGGCCCAGGGTGCCCTGCAGCTTCTTGTTCTCCTCCATGAGATTCTGGGCGAGCCGCAGGGCCTCTTCGCGCTCCCGCAGTGCCGACTCTTTGGCCCTGCGCTCTTCGTGGTAGCCCTTGGAGAAGTGCTGGATGCGCTGCTTGACGCCCTCGCTGTACTTGGCCAACTCGTCGTCGGTGACCTCTGCCGGGGGCTCCTTCATCGGAGCGCGGCCACGATCCGCCTCGGGGGTATCGTCCACCACCTCGACCTCGGCATCGTTGTTCTCGATCTCGAAATCGACCTTCTCTTCCTTGGTGTTCACCTGGACTTCGTCCGGGAACTTGAACTCTTCGTTGTCCAGTGCCATGGTTAACCCCTCTGCACGCCACGCGGGTCTTGAATGACCGCTTCGACGCTGTCGTCGTTGATGATCCGGAACTCTTCCCCGTGGATCTTGATCCGAGTGCCGCTGTTGGGGCGAACAAGGATGAAATCACCCACCTTGCAGGACGGGCCGGAGGGGAAGCGGATCGGATCCTTGTAGCAGTCCGGACCCATCTTCATGACGAACAACACGGGCGACAGCACTTCCTCGAAGTGCATCGTTTGCCCCGCTTTCAGCAAGCCGCTTTCGTACGATTGTTCCGCCTTCGGAAGCACGCACAAAAGGTGGTACGTCACCGGATCAGGCACTTGGCGTGCCTTCTCCTCAGCGGTTTCAGGTAGGACGGTCTCGTTTTGACCGTCCGATAGGACAAGCTCAGACATCTTCGGAAAACTCCAAGTTTCGCACGAGGTCGGTGATGATTGCATGTGCGTATGAAAGACCTCGGATTTCTCCGCACATGTTTTGATATTCGGCAAAGTCTTTTGCCGAACCTCCCGCAAGAGCCTGCGTAATAACATCACGCCGCTCCGACAGTTCTTTCAAGACTACGTCAAACGCAGTAGTCGCCATACATTACTCCTTGGGTGCCGACGGGCGACGCGGCTGCTGTGCTGCCCGTTGCGCTTGCTGCGCCGCCTTCAGCATGGCTGCCTGGGCCTGCTGACGCATCTTCTGCTGGTGGGCCTGCTCCTTGTGCGTCAGCTCCTGCTGCGCTCGTGCGGCCTGCAACTGTGGGGACTCCCCCTGGTTCTTCTGCGCTTCGAGCGCGAGGCGGGCTTGCTCAAGCTGGAGCTTGCCCTGCGCGATCTGGAAGTCCCGCTGGCTGTCGGCGTCCTTGCGGTTGCTGTCGCGCTCCTTCAACTGCAGCTCCATCTGCTGCATCTGGAGCACCGGGTCCATGGCCTGCTGTTGAGCCTGCTGCTGTGCCGCCATCGCTTGGTTCTGCACCATGGTGCGCTGGGCGGCAGCGGCGATGAGGGGCGCGATGGCCTTCTCGTCCTCGGGGGCCACCGGGGTGTCGCCTGCCTCGTCGAGCGGGGGCAGGGGCACGCCGAGCTGCATCTCGATCTGTGCCCGGTACGCGAACGCGGTGTGCTCTGCGATGTGCGCCATGAGCGAGGCCATCATCTGCTGCGCCATCGGGTTCTGGCCCAGGACGGCGGCGATCTTCGGATCCTGCATGAACGCTTGGTGCGTGGCGATGTGTGCCTCGTGGTCCTGATACGCGAAGGCCTTCAGGGGGCGCATGCGCAGGACGTCCATGTTCTCCGTGACGGGGTCACGGGGCTTCTGGTCCTCGGGCGTGGCCACGAGCCGCTCGGCGTTCTTGATCCCCAGCACCTCCAGCATCTGCCGGTGGAGGTAGGGCAGGTCGTAGATCTGCGGGGCGCCTTGCGCGAGCTGCAGCGCCGCTTGGTACTGCATGATCCGCTGGGCCATCGTGGCCGCGTTCGGATCGCTGACGGGGATGACCTCGACGACGTCGTAGTCCGCCTGCTTGACGCGCCGGTTGCCGCCCTCGGGCGTGTACGGATAGTCGGCTGGCAGGTAGTCCTTGATGATGCGCTTGAGGAGCTTGAACTCGCGCTTCAGGCTGTCGTGGACCCGCGCCTGGACGGCTGACATTGTCTTGAGTTGGCGCTCTAGGATGGCAAGGGTCGTGCCCACGGGCGCCTGGGCGGACATGTCGCTGATCTTCAGATCTGCGATGGCTGCGAGCCTGCGGCCCTCCTCCGTGATGCGCTCCAGCAGCGCGGCCAGCACCTGCGACGGCTCCTTGTAAGGCAGCGGCATGATGTTGTCGCGCACAGCCCCTGCCGGGATGTCCACATCCCGCCATTCACCCGGAGCGATGGGCGTGTCGTCGCCCTTGATCCGCAGGCCCCGGGCCTTGAGCCCCCCGGGCAGGTTGCTCAGCGTGCCTGCGTCCACCAGTTGCCGGATGATGCTCGTGCCTGCCCGCGCGTAGCCGCCGACGAGGTGGATGAACCCGAGGCCGTAGGCCCCGAACCCGGGGACGTACGTGTACTGCACGAAGTGCTGGCGCTTCATGCGCAGTGCGTCGTCCTCTTCCCAGTTGCGCCGGATGGCCAGGACGTTGTTCGTACCGCGCTCGATGGTCACCACGTACGGCAGGGCCACGCCGTCTTCGTCCTCGTCCCCGGGCATCTCCCAGTCGATGTGGACCTCAAGGATCTGATACCGGTCGTCCTCCGTGAGGGAGAACCCCTGGTCCTCGGCCTTCTTCTTCTCGATGTCGGAGTGGAAGCGCACCGGTTCGCCCAGGTCGATGTCGCGGTAGAACCCCGCGACCTGCAAGCGCTTGAGGTCGTTCTTGGTCTTGCGCATGACGTGCGTCACGCGCTCAGCGGTGTACACGTTGGCCGCGCCGTAGGGAATGATCAGGTCTTCCGCAGGCACGTAGGGCGCGTCGGGCAGCTCCGTGGCGGGGTTCGGATATACCTTCTTGAACGCAGCGCCGATCAGGCCCAGGCTGAACAGCAGGCGCTCGTGCTCCGGGCGGTAGTCGATCATGCGCTCGGTGAGCGTGTAGTTCATGTCCTCCCTGACGCGCTCTGCGGCCTCCTCCTTGGGCTTGGTGATCTCGCCCACGATCTTGGTCTTCACCGGCCCCTGGGCCGGGAACGTCTCGGTGATCATCTCTGACTGGAACCTGACAGCGGCCTCGGTCAGGAGGGGGCTGTACACGCCGCAGGCGCCCGACCAGGGCTCCGTGCGCTCCTCGTACTTCATCCCCAAGACCTCCAGCCCCTTGACGTACATCTCGACCCAGTCCTTGCGGCTGGTGATGTCCGCGTCCACCAGGGCCACGATGTCGCTGGCCAGCGTCTGCAGAGCGCTCTCGTCCATGGACTCCGCAAGGTTGTCACCGAACTCCTGCGGGCCTTCGCTCCCGGGCTCCAGGGTGATCTCCAGGCCGTCTACGCCGACCGTGACGCTGTCGGGGTTCTCGACCTCAATCTCGATGGTGTCGCGTTCTGCGACGTCATCCAGCCCCACAGGGGCGGCATACAGCGCCTTGTCGATATTCGTTGCCATGATGTGTCCTTAAATCAACTTCACGTTGCCAGCATCCGCCACGTAGCCGCCTTCAGCAAATTTTAGTAGCGACTTCAGTTTGTCGACCATCGTTTGCTCTTTTGGCCGCTCAATACCCATCATGGGATCGATAATCGCACGAACAGACGGAAGATTCATAGCCATTTCAGCTTCTGACCTTTCGGTTGCCCGTGCGTGCGATTGGCGTCTTGGGGGGCTGTAAAGCTGATATGCGCCGTGCGGCTTCGTTGGGATGCCTTTTGCTTCCCTGTAGATGTTGTTGGCGACGTGCAGCAATGCATCTGCCGGGATGCCGTGTAGCGCCTTCAGTGCGTTTGGATCGTTTTGCAAGCGTTCTGTCAGCATCGATTTGAATTCACGGGCCGACTTGACATTGTCATTAACTTTTTTAGTGCCGTACCCACCAAGATGCGTTCCAAGCTCTTCCTTGGACTGGATCTGGGCGCGGGCAAGTTCTTCCGGTGTGAGCTTGCCCTCATACGCCCGGTTCAGAAAGTCCCTGAATTCGGCGTTCTTGGGGTGCTGCAACGCGGGGCTTTCTTTGAACGCCTTTGCCCGCTGATTGTATTCAGCACCGCCCCAGTTGGTGCCGGGTATTTTTCCAGCGCCGTTCCACAGCAGATCAAACGGAAGCCCGGTGCGTTTGGCGGTGTCTGCTTTCTCCCTAACGGTTGCCGCAAAAGCTGGACCAGTAAGGTTTTCAGGATATTGTTTTTCAAGCAGGGCGGCAAGCCCTCGGTATTTCGGGTTGTTGTAGGAGTAGTAGCTGCCGCCTGCGTCTCCTCTGCCCTCCAAAAGGATCATGCTTGCCAACTGCTGTGGCGTAAGTTCCGGCATCCCGGCCTCGCGGGCCGCTTTGAGGATGGACGCAAGCTCGTAGACTTCTGAGCGTGATACGGTCGTGGGGAGCGTCTCGATGCCGCCCGTGCCGCCAAATTTGCCTGTTGGATCCGGTCTATAGACCTGCAACACGTCGGCAGGATCAACCACATCAGCCTGCTCAGCCTTGGGCAACTTGCTGTGGTAGCCGGAAAAACGAGGCATGATCTCTCCCTAGTAATACGCCGCCCTGCGGCTGCTGCGGAACTCGCGCGGCTCTTCAGGCTCGTCTGATGGCAGGCGGATGAAGCCGCCCTGGCGCACGCGCATGAGCGCCTGCGTGCAAGTATCGACGTAGTCGTCGTGTTCACCAGCGGGGAAGGCTGCGACCTCCTCGATGACCTCGCGTGCCCAGCGTGTGTCTGGCGCCCACACGCGCCCGGATGCGAACATGTCCGAGACCGCGTTCAACCGCACGACCTTGTCGTTAGACTGGTTGGCCTTGCCACGTGAGGGGCTGAACTCGCTGAGCGGTATGCCCAACGCACGCAGCTCCTGAATGAGCGGTGCGCCAGCAGCCTTCTTCTCTATCAGACACGCGTCAGGCTCCCACTCACTGTAGTACTCAATCGCGCGTTTCTTCAGGTCAGGGAACGCCCAGCGCCCCTTGATGGCGTCGAGCAGGATGATGTGCGCGTTGTCGTTGTCCTCCTCGTTGAACCAAACACCCCACGTTGTGCAGGCGCTGTAGTCAGCGGAGGTCTTCGTCTCGTGCGCAGTGTCCCACGACTGGATGATGTACTCGCACTTCGGCGGCTTCGCAGGCTCCCAGATACGCCAAGACTCGCGCTTGATGACCGCCGCGACCTCAGAGGTTGGGTTCTGTATGTACTGCGCCTGCCAGAAGCGCGGGTCCATGCCCGCACGTTTGGCTTGCAACTCGGCAAGCGGCCACTGCTCAGGCCACAAACTCTTCTCTTCAGGCGTGTGCTCGTTGAGGATGGCAGGAAGCTCGACGATCTCCCACTTGTCGGCATCAGGATTCTTGATCTGATGCTTGATGAGCATGCCTGTCAGGTCAATCTCGCTCCACCTCGTCATGATGACGATGATCGCACCCCCTGGCATCAAGCGCTGGAGTGGACCGGTCTGGAACCAGTTCCACGCCGCATCAAAAGGCGTGCGTGTGCCTGCCTTGATGTCCTGTTCTGAGTGCGGATCGTCAATGACGAACAAGTCCGCGCCCCGGCCTGCGATGCTGCCACCTACACCGACCGCGTAGTACTGCCCACCCTCGGTCGTAGACCACTTTCCTGCCGCTTTTTGGTCCTCAGAAACCGCCGTTTTGGGAAAAATGGGCGTGTAGACGTCTGTTGCGATGAGGTTTTTGATCCGACGCCCGTAGTCCTCTGAAAGAGACGCAGTATGCGTTCCCATGATGACCTTTTTGTGCGGAAACTTGCCCAAAAAGTAGGCTGGAAACAGGTACGACGAGAACTCCGACTTGCCCATACGGGGCGCGATGTTAATAATTACGCGATGTTTGCGCCCGTTGACGATGTCGTCGAAGATTTTGCTCAGTACGCGGTGGTGGGCGCCTTCTTTGAACCCCGGATAGACGCTATGCGCGAAGCCAACCACTGAATTTTGTGCGGCTTGCAGGCGGCTGCGCCGCTCTTTCTCTTCGAGCAGGTCGAAAAGCTCCATTTTTTCCTTGACGGACATGCGAGGAAGCGCTGCCGTAATGGCCTGCGCCTCCTGTGGTGTCAAGAAATCAGGCAGCTTCATGCTTGCGGCAACAAAACTGCGTCTGAGACGGGCTGCGCGTCAACAACACCCATGAAGCGTGACAGCTTCTCCTTGATCTTGTCATCAAGTTCGGTGTCGGTGACGTTTGTTTTCTTGACCTCGACTCTGTCGGTAAAGAGCGCCACTTCAGTTACGCGTCCCAGTAGCTCCAATGCGCGCAGACGTATGCGTGCGTCAGGGTGCTTGGTCTCTTCGACGATTTTGGCGACCGCGTAGCCACGGATCTCCTTGGCCTGCTCGACGAACTCCCAGTCGTAGGCGGTCAGCATCCCTGTCAGGTGCTGCACAGCAGCCGGGGTCTTCAGCGCCAGCAGGCGCTCCTTCTGGGCCTTCTCTGGCGTATCGGGCGCAACGACTGCAGCGAACGCACTCTGAGCCATTGCCGCGGCGTTCTGGGCCTCGGTAGAGGCTGCCGTGGGCGCCCCCAGGCTGGCCAGCCAGTCGGCGGTGCCGTGCTGCGCGTTGATGACCTGAACAGGCGTGGCTTTGTCCACATCCAACACGGCACTGGGCGTGTGGGTCACTACCTCGGGTTCGAAGTCCAGTAGGTGTTCAAGCATGTTTGTGCGCAAGGCGCAGAGAAACGGCGCCTGATGAGCGCGGAGTGTATACTTAGGTGGCTTGCTGCTGCAAGCATGCTTGTCTCCTTTCGCCGGGATGTCCCGGCTTGACCCGGGCTGGTGCCCGGGTTTTTTTATTTGTGCATGTAAAGGATTTGACAAAACATATTTATTTTTGGTTGTAAAAGATTTGACACGTGTAGCTGCGTTTTGTAAAAAATGCGTAGTGTGGTTGTGGAGTTGTTAAAGATTTGACACGTGTAGCTGCGTTTTGTAAAAATAATTTGTGCAGTTTGTAAAAAATGCGTAGTGTGGTTGTGGATTAGTGTTCATATAACGGCGCTACCTTGCTGCACAGTTTGGGGCTCCCCGGGTAGGGTGGGGTCGATAGGGTAGCCCAGCAGACCCCACAGCAGGGGGGTAGAACCCTTTATGAGAGCATTCGTTCTCGACGGTGTAGCAGCGTTTCTGCTACTAGGACAACCTGTCCTACTTGGAGATTGCAACTATGAACACGCAAGCTTTTACCCTGGCCATTTCCACCTTCATCAAAGAGTCCAACGAACGTGTCGCCACGCTGCGGCAGGCAGCGGTCGATGCGGGTTTCAAGACCTGGGAAGACTGCCGCCCCGTCGTGCTGGCCTTCATCAGCGAGAAGTACAGCTGCCCGACGGTCGTCTCGAAGTCGCCCCAGAACAAGGGGCAGATGGTCCTCGACAGCAAGCACGCCGCCTATGTGGCGGCGCAGCGGGCCTTCGGGCGCCTGAAGGAAGCCCTGTGTGCTGACGCGGACGCGGCGCCTGCCGCGAAGGCCGCAGCCGACCACAAGACCGAGGGGTTCGACACTCCGGCGGAGATCGCCGCTCTCGCGGAGAAGCTCGTGGCAGCCTGCCGCGCGTACGATCTCGATGCGAAGGGCCTCAAGGCCCTGGCCGCCCAGGCGGTTGCCGAGGCCTTCGCGAAGAAGGCCTAAGGGGTCAACTAGGACACGTCGTCCTAGTTTCCGCTACCGAGCGTAGCGGGCTGCCTGCGGGCAGGGCATCGCCCTGTCTTCGCGCAGCCCAGTGCGCTTGATGCCTGCGTCGCAGGCGGCGTGCTGTTTGGAGAGTGTGATCATGCGTAAGTTTCGTGTCGTAACCGTGCTGGACCCTCATCAATTTAAAAGGTGCTTCTCCATGCATGGGGCGCTGATGCGCCCCCACAAGGGGGAGATCTACCGCAGCCTCCGGGCGGCAGAGGCCAATGCCCAACAATGGGCAGAGGCGGAATGGTGCGCCTTCATCGTGCGGCGCACCCGCACGGGCTGGGCGCCCGTAGTGCTGGCTGAGCCCACCATCCTCGGAGGAGAGCAAGCCGTGGCGTGGCACGACATGCGCCGCGCGCGAATGAGTTGGTGAGCATGACCAACTAGGACAACGTGTCCTAGTTGAGCGTAGCGGGCTGCGTTCGCGCAGCCCAGTGCGCTTGATGCCTGCGTCGCAGGCGGCGTGCTGTTGGAGTGAGCACATGGCCTACTACCTCTGCATAGGCATTGACACGCTCGACGAGGCGTGCCGCTACGCCACGAAGAAAGACGCGCTGGACACCTTCCGCGACGTAGCGGAAGGGCTGGCCCGTTTCGGCCAGGACGTGCAAGGCACGATCCACGTGGCCGACAGGCGCAGCGAGATCGTCGACGAGCCCGACTTCTACCTCCGCCTCGGCCCGCGTGGCGGGCTGCGTTGCGAAAGGCGCTGACCAACTAGGACAACCCGTCCTAGTTGAGCGTGGTGCCCTGCCTTTGGGCAGGGCAGCGGGCTGCGTTCGCGCAGCCCAGTGCGCTCGAAGTTCCACATCGTGGGAAATAAT